TTCGGGCGATAGGTGGTGCAGCCCTTGCAGCCCTGATCCCAGGCGGCCATGTAGACCTCCTTGAAATCGTCGAAGGAGATGTCGGCGGGGCAGTTGATGGTCTTGGAGATCGAGCTGTCGACCCATTTCTGCGCGGCGGCCTGCATCTTGACATGGTCAAGCGGCGGCAGGGTCTGGGCGTTGACGAAATAGTCCGGCAGGGTCGCGTCTCCTTTCGTCTCGCGCCACAGGCGGACGGCGTAATCGACCACTTCCTCTTCGGTGCGGCTGCCATCCTTTTGCAGGACCTTGCGGGTATAGGCATAGGCGAAGACCGGCTCGATTCCGCTGGAAACATTGCCCGCGTAAAGCGAGATCGTCCCGGTCGGCGCGACCGAAGTCAGCAGCGCGTTGCGGATGCCATGCTGCGCGATGGCGGCGCGGACATCGGCATCCATCCGCTGCATGTTGCCGCTGGCAAGAAAACCTTCGGCCTCGAACAGCGGGAAGGCCCCCTTCTCGCGCGCCAGATCGACACTGGCAAGATAGGCCGAGCGCGCGATGGCGTGCATCCACTGGTCGGTCAGGGCCACGGCCTCGTCGCTGCCATAGCGCGCGCCCAGCATCAAAAGCGCATCGGCAAGTCCGGTGACGCCCAGCCCGATCCGCCGCTTGGCCGCCGCCTCCTGCGCCTGCTGGGGCAGGGGGAAGCGGCTGGCATCGACGACATTGTCCATCATCCGCACCGCGATGCGGACCAGACGGTCAAGCGCCGCCGCATCCATCTGCGCCTTGGCGGTGAAGGCGCCGGTGACCAGCGTCGGCAGGTTGATCGAACCCAGAAGGCAGGCGCCATAGGGCGGCAGGGGTTGTTCGCCGCAGGGATTGGTGGCGGCGATCGTCTCGGCATAGCCTAGGTTGTTGGCGGCGTTGATCCGGTCGATGAAGATCACGCCGGGCTCGGCGAAATCATAGGTCGAGCGCATGATCCGGTTCCAAAGATCGCGCGCGTTCAGCGTCTTGTAGACCTTGCCGTCGAATTGCAGCTCCCACGGGCCATCGGCCTTGACGGCGGCCATGAAGGCATCGGTCACCAGCACCGAAAGGTTGAACATGCGCAGCCGGGCCGGGTCTTTCTTGGCCTCGATGAAGGCTTCAACATCGGGGTGGTCGCAGCGCATCGTCGCCATCATCGCGCCCCGGCGCGATCCGGCCGACATGATGGTGCGGCACATGGCATCCCAGACATCCATGAAGGACAAGGGCCCCGAGGCATCGGCGGCCACCCCCTTCACCTCGGCCCCGCGCGGGCGGATGGTCGAAAAGTCGTAACCGATGCCGCCGCCCTGCTGCATGGTCAGCGCGGCCTCTTTCAGCGCGTCGAAAATGCCGGGCATCGTGTCGGGGATCGTGCCCATCACGAAGCAGTTGAACAGCGTGACCGAGCGCCCCGTGCCCGCGCCTGCGGTGATGCGGCCTGCGGGCAGGAACTTGAAATCCTCAAGGGCGGCGTAGAATTCGCCTTCCCATTTCGCGGGTTCGGCCTCGGTTTCCGCCAGTGCGCGGGCGATGCGGCGCCAGCTGTCCTCGACCGTGGCGTCGATCGGCGTGCCGTCCGCCTGCCTGAAGCGATACTTCATGTCCCAGATGGATTCGGCGATGGGGGCATGGAATCGCGACATGGGGCGATTTTTCCTTGATCTGGTGGGCGCTGAGGCGGAAGCCGCAGGATATATCCCGGGCGCGACCGGGTCAATCAAGCCGGTCTTGCTGCGGCGGTGGCAGGGCCTATGCTTGGCGCCATGGGATTCGTCAACCTTCTGAAGCTGTGTGTCGGGGCCGATTCGGTCGAGGACCTGACCGACTGGCAGGCAAGCCAGCGCGGCCGCTGGCCCGCGGGGAGGGCCATGCATGTCACCCGGATGTGGCCCAAACGCGAGGCCGAGGTGCTGGGCGGCGGCTCGCTTTACTGGGTGATCAAGGGGGTTGTCCTGTGCCGCCAGCGCCTCCTGGGGCTTGAGGAAATGCGCGGCGATGATGGCATATTGCGCTGCGGGCTGGTGCTCGATGGCGAGGTGATCCGCACCGAAGCCGCGCCACGCCGCCCCTTCCAGGGCTGGCGCTACCTCAACCCGGAAGACAGCCCGCGTGACCTGCCGAAAGGCCGCGCCGCCGATGACGCGCTGCCCCCGGAACTGGCCCAGGCCCTGGCCGAGATCGGGCTGCGCTGACCGCGCCGCGCAACGGCGGCGAGCTGCGCAGAGTTTTCCCCTTGCCCCCCCGTCGCTTCCCCAATAAACGGGCAGGCGGAGTGGTGGCCGAGTGGTCGAAGGCACACCCCTGCTAAGGGTGCAGGCGGGGAACCGTCTCGAGGGTTCGAATCCCTTCCACTCCGCCATATTTCCTTGTTTTTAAAAGAAAATTTGCGGCGATTTCCTCTGTGCCCAACATAAAGCCCCCCAAAGGGAAAGCGATCTAGGACTACTCACCGAATCGTGCGGTCGATCAGGGCGTAGTCGCGGTTGGTCGGCATACAAAAGAGGCATTGCCCGCCGCTGGCCTCGGCCCAAACCGCGCCGATGTTCCGCTGTAGGGGGGGACTAGCTTTTAGACAAAGTGGACAAGCCCGAGGAACTGGCACAACACATTGAAGGGGCGAAGAAAATCGGCCGATGGAATGTCTGATGCTTTTGGACGGCGATGAAACCAGGCAGGGCAGAATGCGCGATGAAGGGCAGTTGGGCGCGCATCTGATCGACGTTCGCCGCGCACATGGTCCGCATGGGCTAACAGTCAATGAACATTTGGAAAAAGTGGATGGAGATGTGGCCGTGTCGACGAGTGTCGCGACTGAAATGCGCCGGGATCGACTGTTTCTGACCATCCAAGGTCTGACCTGATCGTCAGACCTTGTCGATTGCGGTCAGACCTTGAAAAAGTCTCGTGAAGTCAAGCGATTACGGAACGGGAACTGCGCTGCCGTGGGCATGCAAGGTCTGACCGTGTCAAACCGTCAGGATCCGACGTCCTTGCCGAGTTCCTAACGGTCCTTTGGCGACGGGCCAGGCCAGGGCTGGTCAAGGACTAGGCGACGGAAGTCCTCGGCAGGTAGGGCCGTACGCAAGATTTCCATGGCGCCGCCCAGGTGGGACTGCCACATCTTCCCCCCCTGGTAGCGCGTTTCCTCGGGCAATCCGTGCAGTCGGCAGAGTGCCCGTGCCGCGAGTTCAATGGTAGTCTTTGGAGCGCGGCGAGACATGGCGAATAGTCGACCTCACGAGGGGCCAGTGTTAACTCTGTGCCCCAGGCCGAGGTCCCAACCCTTCAATATCAAGGCGACTTAGGGTGCGATACGTGCACAGGCATCGTTTATAGTCGCAATTCGGGAGCGGAAGGCGCTCCAACTCTTCGGGGCCAATCCACCGCCCGCAAAGCCGCGTAACCGCTTCGCAGTGGTGCGCGCCGGTTTCAACTTCGATGTACGGTCTTAAAAGCCGAATACCCGGATCCCTAATCTGCGGGATCCTGACTAGAGAGTGTGCCCAGCGTCCCACGGTCCATGCTGCGTCTTCGATCTTGCCGCGGTCCAAGCCGTCCCATTCACGCGATCGAAGGTACGGCCCATACATGCTCCTGTAGACTAGGTTGCAGAAGCGATCGAAATCGATGCCGACCTCCCCTGCAACCTGGTCAAACACCTCTTGTAAAAGGGGCAGAAGATCTAAGTGGAGGAGACGATAGGGCGAACCTGCGGTCATGGGGTCCTGCAAAAATATACGACGCGGCCGACGACGCGCAGCTGTTGCAGCGTGTCGGGGCCGATGGTTTCGGGGGCGTAGGCCTGGTTGTCCGAGATTAGGTCGACGAGGCCGTCGAGGCGGCGACGGACGCGCTTGACCAGCAGATCGTCGCCAAGGTTGATGACCATGATGTAGCCGTTCGATATCTGCGTCTGGCTATGATCTACGATCAGCAGAGACCCGTCAGGAATCGTCGGTGACATGCTGTCGCCGCGCGCGTTGATGACGCTGCAACGATCTGGCACCGCGCCCTTTTCGCGCAAGAAGGCAGGATCGAATGCCACCATTGACGAGACAGTGGGCGCGAATGGGGCGGTCGCCCCTGGACCCGCCGACGCAGCGACCTCCTCGTAAAGAGGGATCGCGACCATGCCAAGGGGCGGAGAGCCTTCACCAGTGCCGAAGCCAAACCTCTCGGAGGTAGTGGTCATTCGCCGGATCATTTGTTGCATGTCGAATGAAGCCGGGGACGCGAACATCTCGCCCTCTCCAGTGACCAGCCAGTCAATGTTAACAGAAAATTCCTGCTTATATCGTAGCAAGAAGGCCTGGTCGGGAAAGTTGTCTCCCCGCTCATAGCCGCCGAGTGTTTCTGGATGCATGCCTAATTTAACGGCGAATGCCTTCCTTTCCTTGTAGCCCAGAGCCTCGCGAACGGCAGTAAGCCGTTGGGAAAATGGCGTTTTCGCAATTGAAGGCCGTGCCATCCATAGCGCAGCATTTCACTGTTTACAAAACAGCTATGCGCTGCTAATCCTTTCTTATGCGCCGCCTTTGACGTTGGCGCTTGTGTCCCAAGCCGTTCGAAAAAAGGCGGGTGTTGACGCACCCGCCTCATCCCGGAGGAATCCCTATGACCCAACGCCCCAAGCCGGCGCTGGACTGGCCCGGCATTGTCGCCGAGCTCCATCGCCGCGGCATGACCCTGACCGAACTTGCGAAGCGCAACGGTCTTCCGTTGGGCGCCACCCGCAAGCTGCGGTCCACGCCCCATTTCAAGGCGCAGAGGATCGTTGCCGAGTTCCTGGGCATGAAGCCCGAGGAACTGTGGCCGGACCGTCATCACCAACGGAAGCCTCGAATCCTCGATACCGCGAAGTACCCGCCTGTGGCGAGTCAAAAGGCCGATGCGCCCGCTGACAAGAGGGCGGCGGCATGACGCAGGTTCTGTCCAAATCCTTGGCGGTGTTTGACATCTCGTCGGGTTCGTTCGTCGCTGCGGCGCGGGACCTGGGCGAGGTTCTGGCACTGCTCGCCGGGGGCGTGAAGCCCGATCCGGAGTCGCTTTCGCGTCTCAGCCTGTCCATGCGCCAGCTTCAGGGCTTCCTGCTTGCCGAAGCAGCGCAACAGGACGGCCGCGAGGCGGTTGCGATGGCGGTCTCCCTGCCCGTTTCGAGCGCTAGGTCGCTTGTGTTCTCGGCCCCGCCGCCTTTCGAACTTCGCTCTCCGGTCCGGGGGATGACGTGATGTCGGGCCTTCGTTTCGAAGACGTCCTCGGCGCCTTGGCCTTGTGTCTGCTCTTGGTGACGGGGCTCTGGGTAGGGGCAGGCCTTGGCCTGGACGCCGGCACGGACGAGCTGCTGCAGGTGGTGCCGCGATGAGCGACGACGCCAACAATCCCAAACCATCCAATGGCTTTGCCCTGCTATTTGCAAGCGGGCGCGGCTACGCCATCATCGATCCTTCGGGGCGCGTGGTCAGCGGCTTCAACTACGATCGCGGCTACCACGAAGACCGCCTGGCCGAGTTGAACGCGGCTTTGAACGCCAAGACAAAGCGCGGTCCCCGGCTCTGCATGTGCTGCCGGGAGGAGTTCCAGAGCCAAGGCGTTCACAACCGGATGTGCACGCGGTGCCGCCAATTCAATGACGGTGGCTCCATGTCAATTCCCGCACTGTCGGCCGGTCAGGTCCGGCGCGCGGCGCGACATTAGGGGGCTTGATGCGCTGGATCCGGCCCGCCGCAGCATTCCACATCGCCGCCTTGGCTGCGGGGCTGATTTTCGGATGGTGGGCATACGTCGCCAGCCTTGGCGTCGCGTGTCTCGCGCTCCTCCTCGTCGCGGCGATCTCCGGGGTCAGACAATGAGCAAGGCGCTTGGTCACATCAAGGCGGCGCCCCTCGACAGCCCGCGGCTCCAAAGGGTCCTGGCGGTGCTGGCCGATGGCAGGCCTCACAGCACGCGGTCGATCGTCCGGCAGGGCCATGTCGTGGCCGTGAACGCCTGCATCGCTGAACTGCGCCACCTGGGCGCGGTCATCACCTGCATCCGCCGCGCCGACCGGAGAACGGGCGGCTGGCGCTACCTCTACACTCTCAAGAAGGCCCCCCAGAAATCATGATTTTCCCAACTGCCCCCCTGTCACGCATAGATGTTCCGACCGACAGGGCCCGTGACTACGACCCAGACTGGGCCGAAGCCCTGGCCGCCATGATCAAGACGCAGGGCCTTCTCCAGCCGATCCTTGTGCGTTGCCTCGACGGCAACCGCTACCGTCTTGTCGCGGGGCTTTACCGCCTGCGCGCCTTCGAGCTCTTGGGATTGGGATCAATCCCGATCCGGCTGTCCAGAGCAGAAACCGACGAGGCCGCCCGTCTGGACGAGGTTATGGAAAACCTTGGGCGGCACGACCTGATCGCGCTTGACCGGTGCCATCATCTTTATGAGCTGAAGAGGGTCTGGGAGGCGACAAGGGCGCGGCCCCTGGTCGAAGTATTGGGCGTCGATGGTGGAAAAAGTTTTTCCACCCCTTCTGAACCCGCTGAAGTGTTCGGTTTTGCCCGATCGGTCGCGGAAAAGGTCGGCCTGACAAAGCAAGCCATCAACCTTGCCGTCAAGATCTGGGCCGACTTGGCGCCCGAGGTCAGGACGCGCCTCGTGGGCAGCGACTTGGCCCGGAAGCAGACCGAGTTGAAGGCCCTTTCCGAGCAGTCCCATGTGCGCCAGGGCAAGATTCTCGACCTGATCTTTGGCCACGATCATCCCGCGATCGAGAATGTCGCAGCGGCACTGGCCTTTCTTGAACGCGGCATCGCGGTCAGCCCGGTGGAGAAGCAATTTCGGGCCGTCGATACGGCCTTCGCCAAGCTCTCAGATGCTGCGGTCGACATGGTGACGTCGAATCACGCCGACCGCATCATCGCATCGCTGAAGCGGCTGGGCCGCATCTGATGGCTCGTCACCGCGACCCCCTGACCAAGGACCTGTTTGCCTGGGAGCCGCCCCGGGTGGCTGTCGGCTACAGCGCCGAGGTCACGGGTCGCGGTCCGCTGGACAATCGGATCGCCCGGTTGATCGGCCAGGCGCTGCGCGACAGTCGCGATGACGGTTTGCCGCGTTCCGAGGTGGCCAAGCGCATGACCGCATATCTGGGCCGGCCGATCTCGGAGGCAATGCTGAACAAGTGGTCCTCCGAAGGGTCAGAAGAACACCGCATCCCCCTCGACGCCTTCATCGCCCTGGTCCATGCGGCCGAGGCCCGCGACCTGCTTGGCTTCATGCCCGGTGAGTTCGGCCTGGTGGTGATCGAGGCGGAATACGCCGAGATGATCAAGCTGCAGTTGATCCGCGAGAAAAAGCAGGAGCTGGAGGCGCAAGAACAGGCGCTGCTGGCCCGCTGGAAGGCGCGTCGATGAACATGGCTCTTCCCGCCCTCCCCACCGTCCAGGAATTCTTCACCGCGGCCGAACTGGCCGAGGCTGCGGCACGTCTGGGCTACAAGGGTCTGCCCACCAGCGAAAGCGGAGTGATCCGTCGTGCCAAGCGCGACGGATGGGCCGATCTTCCCAAGTCCCTCTGCCGCAAGCGCGCAGGAAAGACCGGCGGCGGCGGGCTGGAGTATCATATCTCGCTGGTGCCCGAGCTTCAGTCGATGCTGGTGCGCGAGCGCAAGCTGCGGGCGGATGCGTCGATGCAGCTGGAGTTGGCGCTGGATGCGCCGCCGCCCGCAAAACCTTCCCCGGCCGCTCCCTCGCGTCGCTGCAGCACCACCCGCGATGCCCGTGCCCAGATCATCGTTTCGATCATCGGCCACGCCTCGCGGCACGGGCTTAAGGTCAGCCAGGGCCTGGCAGTCTTCCTGAAGGCGCAGGAAGCCCATGAACTCTGGCGCACGGCCTGCGAGATCCGCGACCGCGGCGATATCCCGACACACCAGCACATGCGGGCGCTGCAGGATGGGTCGCCACTGACCAGCGAGACCGATTTCTGGATCACGGAAGAGGTTCTGGCGCTGGCGAACAACCGCCCGCGGGCCGGCGTTTCCTTCCAGAAGGTCAGCCGCGCGACGCTCTACGGCTGGCTGAAGGCCTATCAGCAGGGCGGCGCCGAGGCGCTGGCCCCGGACGTAACGAAGGTCGAGCAGCCGATCCCGGACGAGTTCTGGACCTTCATGAAGGTCTACGCCCGCCCCGCGAAGCTGAAAATCACCCATGCCCATTCCGCCTATGCGCTGGCCAATGCAGGCAGCGCCCAGCTGCTGACGCTGGACCAGGTTACCTACACCCTTCGCCACAAGCTGAACCATATCGAGAGGAATGCCGGTCGCGAGGGCACTTTGGCGCTGCGCGCCCGCATGGCCTACGTCTCCCGCGATACCGAGGGGCTCTATCCGACCTCGGTCTACACCGGCGACGGCAAGACCTTCGATGCCGAGATCGCGGATCCCGATTCCCTCGGTCCGATGCGGCCCGAGCTGACATCCATCCTCGACGTGGCCACCCGCTATTGCGTTGGATGGGCGATTTCCCGGAAGGAAAACACCGTTGCGGTGACCGAGGCGCTCCGCAATGCCTGCGTGGATCGTGGGATTCCGGCCCTGTTCTATGTGGACCGCGGCGCGGGCTACAAGAACAAGCGCTTCGACGATGATGCTACCGGCCTGATGGCGCGGCTAGGCATCACCAAGATGCATGCATTGCCCTACGGATCGCAGGCCAAGGGCCTGATCGAGCGGTCGCACCAGACGATTTGGGACCCGCTTGCACGATCCCTGCCCACCTACCTGGGCGAGAACATGGATCGGGAGGCACGTCAGAAAGCCTTCAAGCAGAGCCGACGGGAACTGAAGGAGTTCGGCTGGTCCAAGCTCCTGATGCCTTGGGACGAGTTCCGTGCGCGGTGTCAGGAAACGGTCGACGCCTACAACGCCACCCCGCACAGCGCCCTCCCGAAGTTCGTCGATCCCGAAACCGGCCGCATCCGCCACATGTCCCCGGCCGAGGCCTGGGCAGCGCAGGAGGCCGCGGGCTTCGAGGCGGTCACCGTCGATCCCGACCTGATCGACGACCTGTTCCGGCCCTACGAGGAGCGCACCGTCAACCGCTGCATCGTTCGGATCTGGAACAACGAGTATTTCAGCCTGGCGCTGAACGACTGGCACGAACAGAAGGTGCTGGTGGGCTACGACGACGCCCAGGCCGACCGGGTCTGGGTGCGGGCGATCGACCGCGAGACCGGCGAACCGGGCCACCTGATCTGCATCGCCGAGTTCGGCGGCAATCGCGTGGACTATGTTCCGCGCACCGCACTGCGCGCGGCCGAGGAGCAACGCTTCAAGGGGCAGATGAAGCGCCTGGACGACAAGCGCCGCGCCAAGGAAGCACAGCGTTCCACGCCCTGGATCGAGCAGGAAGCCGTCGAAATCGCGGATTTCATCGACATGCGCGCGCCCGAGCCGGAGCCCGCCCAACCTATCGCCTTGGCCGTCGACAACACGGCCCAGACCGCACCGGTTTCCCCGGTGCTGACCACGGATGCCGAGCTGGCGAAGCTCTGCATTGCCGACCCCAGCCAGTTGACGGAAGGCCGCGCGCGCGTCCTGCGCGAGGCGATGTCGCGCCGCAGCGGCCGGGAATTACTGAGAATTTCAGGGGTGGACCTGACCACGTTGGACGACCTGCTCAGGTCCGCCGCCTGAAAAGAAACTGCGAGCAGTCAGGAAGGAAGCCTACATGAAGCCCGTCTTTGTTGAAACCCGAAACTACAACGTCTTCCTCGAAGCGATCGACGAACTGGATGACCGCGGCTCGGACGAGCGCCGGTTGATCATCGTCGACGGCCTGCCCGGCCTGGGCAAGACGACCATCCTCAGCCGGTGGGCTGCGAACGAGAGCTGCATCTACCTCCGCGGCAAATCCGAATGGACCTCCTATTGGCTGATGGCCGAACTGCTGACGGAGTCGCGCCAGCAGCCGGACGAGATCGTCAGCCTTCCCCATGGTTTCGAGGCACGGTTCGGCGCCTGCCTCGCCATGCTGGCCGAGCGGCGCAGGGCTGCTTCGGCCATCGGCGCCCAATTTGCGGTGGTCATCGACGAGGCGGACTATGTGTCGGCGAAGAGCAAGCTGGTCGACACGGTCCGCGATCTGGCCGACCTCTCTCAGGTGCCGTTCATCCTGGTCGGCATGGGCAAGATCCGCGCGAACATCACGCGCCACCCGCAGACCGCATCGCGCATCGCCAAATACGTGCGCTTCGAGCCCGCCGATCTTGACGGGGTGAAGCAGTTCCTCCGCGAGAAGTGCGAGATCGCCGTCGCGCCCGATCTGGCCAGCTTCGTCCACAGGACCACGGGCGGTTTCAACCGGGAACTTCTCGGCGCGATCAAATCCATCGAGCGGTTCGGCTATCGCAACCCGCCTCCCGGTGAAGGCATGACGCTCCGCGACATGGCGGGACAGCACCTGATCAACGACCGCCAAGGGCAGCCAATCAGTGTCCCGGCCATCGCGATGGTGGCACGCGCATGACCACCGTCCAGACCCGCATCCTCTACTCCTTGGGCGATGCCTGTGTCCTGATCGGTGATCTGGCGGCACAGCTGCAATTGCCGCGTGATCAGGTCGGACAGGCCGCCGCGCTGTTGATCGGGCGCGGCCTCGTCGAGCGCGTCGAGCGTGGCTGTTTCCAGCTGACCGATGCGGGCCGCGCTGTCGTCGCGAGGGGTGAAGTCATCGAGACGGGCGTCACCGGCCCGAACCGGGCGCTCCGCAAGCCCCGGCGCCAGTCGATCCGCCAGCGCGCCTGGAACGCGATGAAGATCCAGCGGACCTTCACGATCCAGGCGCTGACCACGGCAGTCAGTACGGCCCAGGACGGGGACGTCGAGGAGAACCTGCGCCGCTACTGCAGCGAGCTTTGCAAGGCCGGCATCCTCAGCAGGTCGAAGCGGCGTGAACCCGGCACGGCCCCCGGGTCCAATGGCTACGCCGTCTTCACCCTGGCCCGCCCTCTCGGCCCTCTGGCGCCAGTCTACAGCAGGGCGCGTCAGGCAATCCACGACTTCAATTCGGGGGCTGATCTGCCATGCATCCCGAACTGAACCTCGATCTGCCCGAGCCCGAATGGATCGGTCTGCTCCGCGCCGAGCAGGCGAAGGGCAAATCGGTCAGCCAGATCGCGCGCGAGATCGGCCTGGCGCGGCCCTCGGTCTCGATGCTGCTGTCAGGAACCTATCCCGCCAGGAGCCTCGATCTGGTGACCGCCAAGCATGGCGCGCGCGTTGTCGAGATCTACCGCCACCAGATCCTCTGCCCGCATCTGCGGACGAGCATCGCCAAAGAGGTCTGCCGTCGGCACGCGGCTACCCCGATGTCGACCTCGAACCCGGATCGGCTCAGCCAATGGGCTGCCTGCCGCCGTTGCCCTCTCAACCCCCTGACCTCGGAGGCCACCAATGGCGCCGTCTGAAGCCACCCGCGGCGAACGGCCGGTTCGATCTGACCGCGATGTCCTGCTCTCCGCCGCTCGTGCCCTGGGCAAGATCGACCTGCTCGGCACCCGGGCGCTGACCAATCTCAGCCTGCATGAGTCCGAGGACATGGCGCTGGCGCTCGTGATTCTCGGCCTCGCCCCGATCCCGCCCCTGCAATTGCAGGCGCCGGACCAGCTCGTCTTCCCCCGTCTCAAGGAGTTCTGAAATGACCGAACATCAATCCGCCTTCACCCCTGCCGAGATCCCGGACGGCAGGGTCACGTTCAACGGCAAGACCTACATGTCCGATGCCAAGGGCGCTCTCCTGCCGATCGATACCATCAAGAAGCAGCACCTTCTGGAAGACGATCTGGTCCGGGAGCAGTTCGGTTGGTTCCTCGCATTGGTCGACCAGGTCAGCCGCTTCCGGGGCCACCTTTTCGCTGACCTGGGTGCTTTCGATGCCCTGATCGCCGAGAAATATGGTGTTGAGAAGGGCGGTCCGAAGGGCAACCGCACCTATATGACGGTCGACGATTGTTACCGGATCAGCATCCGCGTGCGCGACACGCTGGACTTCGGGCCGGAACTGCAGGCCTCGAAGGCCCTGATCGACGATTGCCTGCGCGACTGGTCGGAAGATGCTGCGGCTCCCCTGCGCCTGATCGTGGCTGGAGCCTTCAACGTCGACAAGGAAGGCAAGATCAACAAGGCAGAGCTCTTCAAGCTCCTGCGCCATGACATCACCGACCCCAAATGGGTCGCCGCCATGGAAGCCCTGAAGGACGCCATCCGGGTCACGGGCTCGCGCACCTCGCCCGAGTTTCGCATGCGCGCGGAAGTCGGCGGCGAGCTCGTCTCCGTCAGCTTCAACCTGGCGCGGGGCTGAGCGGCCGGATGGGAATCACATTCCATGTTCGGGGCGGCGCCATCGACCTGGCGAACCTGCAGCCGGCCGATCTCACGGCCGAGGCCCTTGGCGAAGCAATGGCGAAGATCAACCGCTTTGGCGGCCGCACGCCCGAGACCTGGTCGGTCGCGGCCCATTCTGTCCTGGTCGAGGCACTTTGCCCGCCCGACCTGAAGCCCTGGGCGCTGCTGCATGACGCGCACAAGGTGTTCCTGGGCGACCTGACCGACCCGGCAGTGGAACTCCTGTGTCAGGTCGGCACCCGGACGGCGGTCGAGAACGCGATCAAGAATGCCGAAGGCATGATCGATAGGCGCATCGGCGCGGCCTGGGGCCTTGCGGTCAGATCGATGTCGGGGCCGCTCCGCGCGGCGGATCAGATCGCCTTTCTGGCCGAGGCCTGGACCTTCCTCGACGTGAAGCCGGGGCCTCTTGCCCCAGCCGAGACCGATCTCCTCGACCGGGCGATGTCCTGCCTTGCCGACATGACCGTCTTTGATGACTGGCGCGCCGCCCGCGACCTCTGGCGCGCCCGGGTCGAATTCTTCGCCAAGCTCGGGGCGCTCTCGCCGCCCTGACCCCCGATCCGGCCAGCGCGGTGCTGGCCGGCCAACCCCCATGAACGGAGGAAACCACATGGGTACTGTTGCGAAAGACGCGCTGATCAAGGCCGTGACCGAGAAGACCGGCGCCACGGCAGCCGCCACCCGGGCTGCGATCGATGCCTTCCTCGATGTCACTCGCAGCCGGGCGGAAGCCGGTGACACGATCCGCCTGATCGGTTTCGGCAGCTTCAGCGTCAAAGCCCGGCCGGCGCGGACGGGGCGCAATCCTCGCACCGGCGAGACGGTCGAGATCCCGGAAAGCCGGCGCCTGACCTTCAAGGCTTCGAAATCCGCCTGATGCGAAACATGCCCCGGCCGAGTGCCGGGGCATGGTCGGCCGGCCGTGGTGGCCCGGTCCTGATGAGAAGCCCGAGGCACCCATGTCCTACATGTTGCGAGACCGGCCGGATGGGCAGGTCGAGATCATCCTCACGAAGCCGATCCTGGTCGGCATCTTCCCCGAGCGCGACATCGCGCAGCGGGTCTGCACCTTCCTTCAGGACGAGGCCATCGACTGGCACGCCGAAGAGCCTGCCGGTGTCGCCGATGTCGCGCCAGCCGACGATCTGGCCGATCCGGACGAAGGCGAGCAGGCCTCGCGCGCCTTGGTCGAAAAGACCCGCATTGCCCCGCCCCCCGCGCCTGTCAGGAATTTGCCGGTGCATGTGCCGGAGCAACCGAAGCAGCCGCCGATCCTGACACCTGCCGCACCCGCCCTGACAGAAGATCAGAAATCGGCGGCATTCCGGCGCATCGTCGAGGGCGAGAAGATCTCGGCCGTCGCGCCGGATTTCGGGCTGACGATGCATCAGCTGCGTGGCGTCTGGGCCGCGCACAAGAGCTGGTTGCAGAAGCATCTGGCCGAGGGCGGCCAGGTCGCCTGCGCGCTCTGCACCCGGCCCTTCGTGCCGTCGATCTCGCAGCCCGATACCTGCGCGAGGTGCAGCCGTGAGTGAGGGCCCGCGCTTCGTCCCGCCGCTGCGGGCCACCTTCCACTGCCGCCATTACAGCTACGAGATTGCCGGGCTTGGCCGCGGCGGCCCGCGCTGCGCCATCGGCAAAATCGGGGGCGAACCTGGTGCGGCTTTGGGCTGCATGCCTGAACCGCGCGCGTGCTGCGATTTCCGGGCAGACTATTCCGACGAGGAGCGCCGGGCCTGGGCGGCTTGGACGGAGGATTGCTTCGCGCGCCTCACCCTCGCTGTCGCGGCGCTGCCTGCGCCGATCCCGATGAATTCCAGCGGCACCGTCACCTGCCCGAACTGCGGGGGTAAGTTGCAGTTCAGCCGCTGGCACCGGGGCGCGGCGATCTGTTGCGACACTCCGTTCTGCAGCGAAGCGCGCTTCAACATCGAAGCAGGGGCTGACTGGCCCAGCCGCCAGGTGGAGCCAATGCCGTGAAAATCCGCGATGACATGTCGATCTGCACCCGAATCGCGGCCATCGAAACCGCGCTGGAAATCGTGCTGAACCGCGGCAGCCAGATGGAAGTCGGTCCAGCCGAAGACCCGGGCACGCTCTATGTCTGGGTCATCGAACGCCCATATTCTGACAGCCGCGTGGCGTTCAGTCTCCACCAGATCGCGCGCGAACTGGAGGTCCTGCTGTCATGATCTCCGATCCCGAACTGGCAGAGACCGCCCGTCGTTTTCCCATCGACCAGCGCGTCCGGTACTTCCCGATCGCCGGTGAGATCGACCATGTCGTCACGGCCATCCGGTCAGAGCCGTGGCGCCTTGGCCATGGCCAGATCGTGATCAAGATCGTCGGCCGTGCAGGCGGCGTGCATGTCGGTCATCTGGAGTTGATCCCATGAACAACCTGAAAGTGATCCATGTGGCGCGGAAGGAACTCGGCCTGGACGAGGACACCTATCGCGCGCTCCTGCAGCGCGTGACCGGCACAGCCTCTCTGCGGGCCATGTCGGAAGCGCAGCGCGCGGCCGTGGTCAAGGAGATGACCAGGCTCGGCTTCAAGGTGAAGGTGGCAGGCAAGAAGCTGCCGCAATCCTTCAAGCCCTGGTCGCGGATGATCCACGCGCTCTGGAAGAACTGCCACCAGCTGGGCGTGATCGAAGACCGCTCGCCCGCCGCCCTGCGCGCCTTCTGCAAGCGCTTCGTTGCCCATGGTCATAACGGCGTGGTCGTCGATCCCGACATGCTCTCCTACGACCAGGCCAGCCCGATCATCGAAGCGCTGAAGAAGATGGAGAAGCGCGGCAAGGCGGCATGGGCTGGGGGCGCTCCATGACCCAGAACCGCAGCACCGCCGTCATGCAGCGCCGGGCCGAGCCCCACGACAGTCTAGACGATTTCCCGACGCCGCCCTGGGCGACACGGGCTCTCCTCGAGCAGCTGGATCTGCACTATCAGGCATGGCTTAACGGATGGTCAACTTGCCGCGAGCCAGCAGCCAATCGGGGCCACATGGTGGAACCCCTGCGCGACGTTTTCGCGTCGGTCGAGGCGGCCGACATCTTCGACTATGGGCTGGGATTCTCGCAGGCTGACTACCTGTTCGGGCCGGATCCAGAGCCCGTCGACTGGACCATCACCAATCCGCCCTTCCGGCTGGCAGAACAGTTCATTGAACGCGCCCTGCGCACCAGTCGGGAAGGTGTGGCGATGATCGTTCGCAGCGCCTTCCTCGAGGGCGTGGGGCGATATTCCAGACTGTTCAGCGCGCACCCCCCGCGCCTGGTCCTGCAATTCACCGAGCGCGTCGTGATGCACAAAGGGCGCCTGTCTGCGAACGGCAGCACCGCCACTGCCTATTGCTGGATCATTTGGACCCCGGGCCAAAGCCAGAATACCGGCACCATGTTCGGATGGATTCCGCCCTGCCGAAAGCGGCTGGAGCGGGCCGAGGACTATGTTTCGCCCGAGGGCACCCTGTAATGGCATTGCCATCCGCCCTTCCTGAATCGCTGATCGACCTCGCCGAGACCTTGGGCGTCCGCGTGGCATTGCTGCTGATCAGCGAATTCGGTGGGCGGGAGCTTCGCATTCCCAAGAATCCCGGGCCGGACCACCCGATCATCAAGGCTCTTGGCGAAACCGATGGTCGGGCTGTATGTCATTTCATGGGAGACCAGTTCGTCTATATCCCCCACGGTCGAGCGGGTGCCCGCCGCCAATCTGTGCAGGACCTTTCGACCAAGGGCCGCACAAGGGGAGAAATAGCCCGGCTGCTGGGTCTTTCCGAGCGCCATGTGCGTCGCCTGGCAAATGTTCCTGACAAGCGGCAGGACGATCTTTTCTCGGAATAGTTGCGCAACCCGGACGGATGTCCGGACCTCATTATTGCTGCGGTCAGCGAAAGATCGCCCGAGCAACCATCGGGCATCACATGACAAAAGCAGCGGTTTCCCTCATTCAGACCGGCCTGCGCGACCTTGGCTATCAGCCGGGGCCGATCGATGGGCTATACGGTGCCAGGACGCGCGCGGCCGCTGAAGGATGGATCAAGGCGGGCGGCGCAGCCGTGTCGGTGATGCTGCCGCCCTCGCTGAGCGGCATGATCTTCCAGGGCAAGGCCCGCTACCCGGTCACCGAGATTGTGGCGCATTGCAGCGCGACGCGGCCCGGCTGGATGCAGGACGCCTCCACCTCCGACCAGGTCGCCGAGATCCGGCGCTGGCACATGCAGGACCGGGGCTGGCGGGACATCGGCTACCACTGGATCATCAGCCGCTCGGGCGACCTGCTGGCGGGCCGCGCCGAAACCGAAATCGGCGCCGGTGTGGTCGGTCATAACCGGGGCGTGATCCATGTCTGCCTGATCGGCGGCGCCGGCTCGGCCGAGACCGACCGCTTCCGGGACAATTTCACGGCTGCCCAGGACAACACGCTGCGCGGCCAGTTGCAGGCCATCGCCATGCGCACGCGGATCCACCGGATCAGCGGCCACAATGAATGGGCGGCCAAGGCCTGCCCCGGGTTCAACGTCCCTGCCTGGCTAAAGGAGGCCGCCTGATGGATGTCCTGACGACGCTTTACACTACCATCCTTCCGACCTTGCTGCAGCTGATCGGTGCCCTCCTCGGGGTGCTTCTGATCCGCGCCTCGACCTATGCCAGTGCGCGCTGGGGGATCGAGATCGAGGCCCGCCACCGCGAAGCGCTGCATTCGGCCATGATGTCGGGCATTCGCGCCGCCTTGACCAAAGGCCTGACCGGTCAAGCCGCGGTCGATGCGGCCATCGTCTATGCCAACGACAGTGTTCCCGAGGCTTTGAATGCCTTGGATCCATCGGCCGAGACCATCACGGCGCTGGCTGAGGCCAAGCTGCGCGAGGCGGCGGGCTGAGATGGTGGCCGGTCTGTTTGCCGCATCCCTGATCATCCTGGTGCTGGCCGCCGCGATGATCCGCGCCTGGGCGGTTGCCGCCCAGGTCGACAAAGCCGCTGCCCGCGAGGCGCAAGACGCCCTGAACACCACTCGGAGAATCGACGATGCGACCCGCACTCCCCCTTCTGTTGACGCAGCTCGCGGCTGGCTGCGCGATTTCGGGCGCGATCCCCCCGCCGACAAGCGGTGATGTCATGTGCCACGAGGTGCAGCCCCTCGCGCGGCATCACGCCGCCGCCCTGGCCCAAGGCGGCGATGACGCATCGATTTCCACCGGACAGACCCTGATCGCCGGCCTCGCCGCCGCGTGCAGCTGGGCGGTGCTGCAGTGACCTTCGAGTTCGACTTCACGGTCACCATGAGCGTCATCGTCGCCGTCGTGCTGAGTTTCGTTGGCTGGATCAGATCAATCCGCAAGGGCATCGACGATGCCATCGGCGCGATCCGCGAACACCAGTCGGCGCAGGAAATGCGCCTCGGCACCGTCGAGCAGGTCCAGCAGGCCATGCCGACGAAGGATGACCTGCATCAGGTCAATCTGGCGGTCGAGGGTCTGCGGGGCGATATCCGGGAGCTTCGGGCGCACATGGAAGTCATGAGGGTTTTCCAGGGCGCATCAGCCACGAACGGCCGCAAGGCGCCCCAGAGCGGGCGCGAATAGAAGGAGAGTGGCCGATGGGCACCAAAGAGGACATTCGCCGCAAAGCTCGATCGGATTACGTCTACCGTCGGATGATGCAGTCCACCATCGCTGCGGCCCATGGGGTTTCAGAGGCAACCGTTGGCCGCTGGAAGAAGGCGGCCAAGGAAGCCGGCGACGATTGGGACAAGGCCAGAACCGCTCATGTCATCGCTGGTGAGGGCGTTGAGGTTGTCGTCTCCTCGGTGGTCGAAGACTTCATGATCCAGGCGCAGGCGATCCTGGACGAGATCAAGGATGGCGAGCATACGACCCAGCAGAAGGTCACCATGCTGGTCCAGCTCTCGGATGCGATGACCAAGATGGCCGGCAGCGCCAAGCGCTTTGCGCCCAAGGTCTCGGAACTTGGCGTTGCCCAGGATGTGATGGCGAAGCTTCTGGAATTCGTGCGGGAGAACTTCCCGCAGCATGCTGCCACGATTCTCGAGATCATCGAGCCCTTCGGTGAGCATCTGGCCGGGATCTATTCGTCATGACCCGTCGGCCGCAGCTCAAGGCCGCGGTCAGCCGGAAAGAGTTCGCGCAGAACATCGCCGAAATGGCGGCGGCCTTCTCGCGCAACATCGAGCTGAGCGTCGATGCCTTCCCCTCCGATCCCGCCGCCAGGGCCGAACGACTGGCGCGTGTGGCCGATTTTGCGGGCGAGGGCTTCGAGTTCTTCCTGAAGACCTATCTGCCGCACTATGTGAAGGGCGAGGACAGCCTGTTCCACCGGGCGATCTTCGAGCTGGCGCCGCAGGTGCTGACGGCGACGACCGGAAAGCGCGAGATGCTGATCGCTCCGCGCGGCTCCTCGAAATCGACCCATATGTCGTTGGGCTTTGCGCTCTATTGCATCGTGATGCGCAAGACGCGGTTCTGCCTCGAGGTCTGCGATGTCTATGCCCAGGCGGCGCTGCTGATCGAGGCGATCAAGGCAGAACTGACCACCAACCCGCGCCTGCAGAACGACTTCCCGGAAGCCTGCGGCGAGGGTCGTGTCTGGCGCGAGGGCGAGATCGTCACCAGGACGAACATCCGAGTACGCGGCCTTGGCGCCGGCCAGAAGCTGCGCGGCCTGCGCCACGGCCCGCACCGGCCCGACCTGCTGTTCTTCGACGATATCGAGAACGACGAGGCCGTCCGCAGCCCCGACCAGCGCGACAAGCTCGAGGCCTGGATCAACCGCGCAGCCCTGAAAGTGGGCCCGCCGGACGGGTCCATGCACGTCCTCTGGGTCAACACCATCCTGCATTGGGATGCCGTCACGGTCCGGGAATCGAAGAAGCCCGGCTGGAACGTCACCAAGTTCCAGGCGATCATCCAGTTCCCCGATCGAATGGACCTCTGGGAAGAGTTCGAGGAGATCTACCACAACGACGGCGAAGCGGCCGCGCGGGCCTTCTACGGCGAACGCCAGGCCGAGATGGACGCCGGCGCCGTGGTCAATTGGCCAGCGCTGCAACCGCTCGTTTGGCTCATGCTGCAGCGCGCAGGCGGCCATGACAGCTTTGCCACCGAGTACCAGAACCAGCCGATCAGCGAGGGCAACCCCTTCGCCAAGCTGGTCTTCTGGACGCAGCCCGTCCGGGAGTGGATCCATTTCGGGGCCATCGACCCTTCGCTTGGCGGCAAGAAGAAGGGCCGCGACCCCTCGGCCATACTCATCGGCGGTTACGACCGGCTGTCAGGAAAGATGGACGTGGTGGAGGCGTCGATCCGCAAGCGCCTGCCCGCCCTGATCATCGACGACACGATCGCACTGCAACGCGAATACCGCTGCCTCCTGTGGTTCGTGGAAAGCGTCCAGTTCCAGGAGTTCCTGCGCACCTCGCTGATGGTCGAGGCCGCGAAGCAGGGCGTCGGGATCTCGGCCGTGCCAATCGTGCCCCAGGCCGACAAGAACCTGCGCATCGAGCGCCTGCAGCCGCCGATCGCGGCCGGGTTGATCCGGCTGAACCCGACCCAGACCACGCTGATCGAGCAACTGCAGCAGTGGCCTAACGGGGCGCATGACGACGGTCCCGACACCTTGGACATGCTCTGGCAGAACACTCTGTTCTACGCCGGCGGCGGCGCGGCCGGGCAGATGCAGACGGCGACGGCTCAGTCGGGCGGGGATCGGCTGGGTGGCTATCGGTTGGGGGGACGGCGATGAGATGGCTTTGGGTCTGCGGCTTTGTCTTCTGGACGTTCGTTCGCGCGATCGGAGCGAGTTTGGGCGATTTCAGCCTTTGGCTCTACTGGGCCGGGAAAAACGGGCAGCGTCGATGCAGGGAGAGATTGAAATGAGCCGCAAGAAGCCCAAGCACCGCCCGCAGGCTCAGCCCGCCGCCTTCTTCGACCCAGGCCGCAAGAACCTGCCAACCGATCAGCGCCAGCTTATCGCGTCGGTCGCGAACGACATCACCATCCCGTTCTTCAGCGGGGCGATGCAGCATGCCGACGATACGCTCATCGCGCAGGGCGGTGGCAAGGGTCTGGCGATCTATGACGAGATCGAGCGCGACACCCATGCTGGTGCGATGCTGGACAAACGCAAGAACGCGCTCGTCAGCCGCGACTGGGAGGTTGAGGCTGGCGGAGACCGCCCGATCGATAAGGAGGCCGCCGACCTGGTGGCCGGGATCATCGACGCGCTGCCTTTCGATCAGATCTGCCGCGACCTCCTCGCCGCCACCCTGAAGGGCTATGCGGTGGGCGAAATCGTCTGGGCCCGTGTCGGTGCCCAGATCCGGCCGGTGAAGATCAAGGCCCATGACCAGCGCCGCTTCGTTTTCGATCGGGACTGGCAGCTGCGCTTGCTGACCTGGACGGCGATGACCGAGGGCGAGCAGCTGCCTGAGCGCAAGTTCATCGTCCATCGGGTCAACGTGAAGGGCAACAACCCCTACGGCCTCGGCCTCGGGTCCAGCCTGTTCTGGCCGGTGCTGTTCAAGCGCGAGGGCATCACCTTCTGGCTGCACTTCCTCGAGAAGTTCGCCGGGCCCACGGTTGTCGGCAAGACGCCCTACGGCATGCTGACCGATGAACAGACCCGGCTTCTGAACACGTTGATGGATATTCGGACCAGCTCGGCCGTGACCGTGCCGATCGGGACGGATGTCGAGTTCCTGGAAGCCTCGCGCGGCGGCACCGTCAGCTATCAGGACTTCTGTGCGTATTGGGACAAGCAGATTTCGATCCGGGTCACTGGCGAGACACTGACCTCCTCGGTCAGCGCGGATGGCGGCAGCCGCGCCCTGGGCGAGGTGCACGAAAACCAGCTCGAAATCCTTGCCGACGCCGATGGCGATCTGCAGACCGACACGCTGCGCGAGACGCTCTGCCAGTGGATTGTGGACTACAACCTGCCCGGCGCCGCCGTGCCGGCAATCCGCCGTATCCGCGCGAAGAACGAAAAGGCCGCAGCCGAGACCCGCAAGGCCAAGGCCGAAGCGGCAAAGGCGGCCGACGAAGCCATTGCCGCGATCGTGAAACAGGCCGCGAAGTTCAAGGATGACCAGGTTGCCCGCGAATACATCGTCAGCTTCGACGTGACGGACGGCCTGTCTGACAAGACCATCGACGCCCTCGTCGCGGCGCGGGCTGATTTCGCGACGACGCCGGCCGGGCCGGATGTCCATCCGGATCCGTTCGATGACGCCGCTGTCGCAGCCTTTGCGGCCGCCCGGCTCAAAAAAAAACGCTGACGCATAGGCACGTCTGCTTCGCTGAACCGGGCGGGGTGGTCGAGCGGATCGTTGACGAGGCCCTCAGCAGGGCAGAGCGCCAGTTCGGGCGCCGTCTCGCCGCGGTGCGCGACGTCATCGATCGGTCGAACGCGGCCGGCAGGACCGACGAGGCCTGGGCATCGGTTCGCGAGGGACTGCTGGAACTGGCCGCGACCTGGAGCCCTGACGCAATTGCGAAGGTGCTGTCAGAGGCGATGGAACTTGCGAGTTGGCAGGGGCGCGAGGATGTGTTCCTGGACGAAGCGACCGCGAGCTTCGCTATCGACGCGGTTCGCCAGACCTTCCAGGAACAGATCGACTTCCTGAAGCAGAAGCGACCGCTCCCGACGCGGAGCTGGCGCGATGCGCTTCAGGGGGTTCACGATCGCGCCTTCGTGGTGGCGGGCGTGACCGATACGGCCATGCTCGAGGACTTTCAGGTCGCGATCATCGACGCCATCGAGAACGGCCGATATGTCGATGACTTCGCCAAGGACTTCGATCGCCTCGTTGAGAAATACGGCTGGGAGTACCGTGGCGAGCGGAACTGGCGCATCCGGACGATCTTCGAGACCAATGTGCGGACCAGCTTCATGGCCGGCCGCTTGCGCCAGATGCGGGATCCTGCCGTGGTCAAGATGCGACCCTACTGGCAGTACCTGCATGCCGACAGCCGCATCCCCCGCGAGCCGCGCAAGCAGCATGTGGCCTGGAACGGCCTGGTGCTGATGTGGGATGATCCGTGGTGGGAGACGCATTTCCCGCCGAATGACTGGCTCTGCAGCTGCGGCGTCCGCACGCTTTCGAAGTTCGACCTCGAGGCCCTCGGGAAGGCCGGGCCTGACCCAACGCCCAGAGATGCACTCGTTCCGGCGATCGACCGGGCCGCAGGCGGTTTCAAGATGCGCCCCCTGGGGATTGGCGATGGCTGGGACTACATGCCCGGCGACCTTTGGGAACGTGGGCTGGTTCCTTCCGCCCTGATCGGCGATCCTGACGCGGTGGCCACCGGCGACGTTCGGCGGCGCCACACGATCTCGATCGACACGCCGGAGCCAATGGCGGACCTTTTGGCCAAAGCGCGACCGTTCCGCACATCGGTCCTGGCTGACGATCTCGCCCCCGAGGCATATGTCCAGGCGCTTCTCGATCCGTTTGGGGCCGCGCCTGGTCAGGCGGCATTGTTCACCGACAAGGCCGGTTTCCGCTTTCCGATCTCGGGCGAGATGTTCTTCGGCAATGACGGGACCTGGAAAGGCGGAAAGCGGGGGCATGCGGTCCATGCAACCTTGATCGCCGAAGCGCTTCTCGATCCCGACGAAATCTGGCTGGGCGTTCGCGAAGTTGAGTTGGACGGCCACCCGGGTCAGTTCGACCAGGCACTGACCCGCCGCTACATCAGGGTTGATCCTGACAATGGCCTTGTCGTGCTGTTCGAGATGGGCCGCAAATTCTGGCGGGAGATCACGGGATATGCGGCGTTGAACCGTTCCAAGCCCGATCATCGGCACATCGACGCGCAGCGGATCGGCAAGCTGGTCTGGAAAAGAAAATAGCGGCCCGGGTGTTCGGGCCGCCGCGTCATCGCGACTGTGAGGGCACACACCGCCTCGCCGCGCTGACAGGTCAAGAATAGGGATTTTCAAGGAGAAACTCAATGGCCGGCATCACATTCCAAGTCGAGCTGGACGGAGAGCAGGCCCAGGCAAAGCTGGCCGCAATGGTCGATCGCATGGCAAGGCCTGTCGATTTCTACAGGAACGTCGGCGAATACATGGCCGAGGTTTCGGTTCGGAACAATTTCCAGAAAGAGCAGGCTCCGGACGGCACGCCCTGGGCGAGCCTGCGTCCGCTCACTCTGGCGCGGCGGGAGAAGGCGGGCCACGCTTCGACGGCAATCTTGCGTGCGAGCGGCAAGATGGCCGGCGAGATCAATTATCAGGCCACGGATCAGAACGTTCGCATCGGCTCGCCCGCCCCGCAGGCTGCGGTCATGCATTTCGGTGCCGCACAGGGCGCGTTCGGTCGAACCAGCCGTGGCGGCCCCATCCCTTGGGGAAACATCCCGGCTCGTCCCTTCCTCGGGGTGGCGAAGGGCGACGAGGTCATGATCCTGCGGATTGCGGAGGCCTGGCTGGAGGCGGAATGACGCCTTGCGCAAACGCGGCCCGTAGCGCGCCGGAAGCCCCGCAACCGCGCCACCGTGCCCGGCGACCCCTGAAGGCCTGTTAGCCCCCTGTTAGAATCGCTCCACGCCCCAATCCAAGCCGACTGACCCGACCGACAAGACGCTTGACCGGCGCAGGGTGCCGGAAGCATGGTGCAGCGGACCGGAACAGGGATGTCCGCCCGGACAGTTGTCCGGACCCTCCGCTGTGGATGGCATGCGACACGAAGCTCGATGATGTGATCGAGCCGGATGCCGCAGCCCATGCCCCCCAAACCCCTGACTGCCCGCATCGAGGTCTTCCGCCCGGGGACCTTCAAGCCCATGTCGGGCGATGCCATCACCTATTCCGCTGCCGACCTGAAGGCGGTGGCCGATGCCTATGATCCTGCGACCGCGCCCGCGCCGATCGTGGTCGGCCATCCCGACGCCGATGCCCCGGCCTTCGGCTGGGTCGAGAGCTTCGAGTATGACACCGCGGCCGAGCGGCTCTTTGCCAACCTGCACGAGATCGAACCCTCCTTCGCCGAACTGGTGAAGGAAGGGCGCTACAAGAAGGTCTCCATGTGCTTCTTCGGCCCCGACCAGGGCCACAATCCGGTGCCGGGCACCTGGTATCCGAAACATGTTGGCTTCCTGGGCGCCGCCGCCCCGGCGGTCAGCGGGTTGAAGAATGCCGCCTTTGCCGGCGCCGGCGCCGCGACCTTCACCGCCAGTTTCGGGGTAGCCTCGCAATCCGCTTCGATCTTCCGGCGCATTCGCGACTGGATGATCGCGCGCGACGGCCTGGAGACGGCCGACAAGCTCCTGCCGTCCTGGGAGATCGACTGGCTCGACGAGGCGGACGAGCCGCAGGCGCGTTTCACGGCCCCGGCCGAGCCGCCCCCCCAACCCAAGCCGAAAGAGGACCCTCCTGTGACCCAACAGATCGATCCGGCCTTCGCCGCGCGCGAGGCCGACCTGCAGAAGCGCGAAAGCGATATGGCCAAGCGCGAGGCCGCGGCCAATCACGCCAACCATGTGGCCTTTGCCGAGCAGCTTGTCACCGAAGGCCGGCTTCTGCCCGCCCTGAAGGACAAGGTTGTCGCGATCTTCGACGCGCTTCCCGGCCATGCCTCGGTCAGCTTTGCCGAAGGCGCCGACAAGATCACCGCCGGCGCCGCCCTGAAGGAAGTGCTCCAGGCGCTCCCGGTGGTGGTGCAGTTCGGCGAGTCCGACCTCGGCGACGGTCCAGAGGTCAAAGGCAATGGCGCGTCCTTCGCGGCGGACGGCAAGCCGGTCGATCCTGCGGGCCTCGCC